ATTGACGATGGGGAAATCATAGATGGCTAAGTATTTTAATCGTAAAGAGTTTGCCTGTCAGTACACAGGTAAGAATGAAATAAGTTCTGAGTTGATTGATAAGTTAGATGAACTCAGAGAAGCCTGTGGTTTCCCATTCATAATCACATCAGGATATAGAGACGCAACACACCCCATTGAAGCTAAGAAAACTAAATCAGGAACTCATGCACAAGGTATTGCCGCAGACATTAAAGTTAACAACGGTTTACAGCGTTTTAAAATCGTTGAGGAGGCTATCAAACTGGGTTTCACGGGAATTGGAGTTGCTCGTAGTTTTGTCCATGTTGACATCCGCAGTCCTGACGATACAACCCCTTTTGTAATGTGGACCTACTAAATGACGGAACTTAATGTTTCGTTACTACCGTGGCAACAGACTGTATTTGAAGATGAGACTAGATTTAAGGTCATAGCCGCAGGCAGACGTACAGGTAAGTCAAGGTTAGCCGCTTGGATGCTAATCATCAGGGCTTTGCAGACTGAACGTGGTCATGTATTCTACGTTGCCCCTACTCAGGGTCAGGCTAGGGACATTATGTGGCAGGTGTTACTTGAGATAGGTAATCCAGTCATAGCCTCTAGTCATGTTAATAACTTACAAATAAAGCTAGTCAACGGTGCAACCATAGCACTCAAGGGTGCAGATAGACCAGAAACCATGCGTGGTGTCAGTCTTAAGTTCCTTGTTATGGATGAGTATGCAGATATGAAACCAGAGGTCTGGGAACAAATCCTTAGACCTGCACTAGCTGACCAAAAGGGTGATGCACTGTTCATTGGTACGCCAATGGGACGTAATCACTTCTATGACTTATATACTTATGCTTGTGTTGCAGAGGATGAAACCTTTGTAGGTTATCACTTCACAAGCTATGATAATCCATTGCTAGACCCTGAAGAGATTGAAGCGGCTAAGAAGTCTATGTCCGCCTTTAGTTTCCGTCAGGAGTTCATGGCATCATTTGAGGCTCAGGGTAGTGAACTCTTTAAAGAAGACTACATCAAGTTTAGTGAGGAAGAACCTGAAACAGGTGGATACTATATTGCAGTCGACTTGGCAGGATTTGCTGACGTTGCTAAAGCCACAACAAAAACTAAACGACTTGACCAAACTGCCATCTCGGTTGTTAAAGCAAATGAAGAAGGTTGGTGGGTCGCTGACATTATATATGGTCGGTGGGGTGTTGAAGAGACTGCGCGTAAGATTTTTGAAGCTGTCCGTGACTATAGACCGACTGCTGTGGGAATTGAAAAAGGAGCATTAAAGAATGCTGTCCTACCATATCTCTCAGACATAATGAAAAAGAATAATAGGTTCTTCCGTATAGATGAACTTACGCATGGTAATAAGAAGAAAACGGACAGGATTGTCTGGGCTTTACAAGGTAGGTTTGAACACGGTGCTATAACACTTAACAAAGGTGACTGGAATACAGAGTTTCTTGATGAACTATTCCAATTTCCTAATCAACTCGTACACGATGATTTAATTGACTCACTCGCCTACATAGACCAACTGGCTAACATAGCCTACACATCGGACTATGAAGAAGAAGATTACGAATACTTAGACGCATACGCAGGGTACTAATATGTTATTAGAAGATAAAGAAGAATTTACACTGGAACAAGACCTTGAGAACTGGGTCATAGATAAATGTGAAGGTTGGCGTAATCACTACGAGTCTAACTACTCACAGAAGTTTGATGAGTACTATCGCCTTTGGCGTGGACAATGGGCGGCGGAAGACAAGACCAGAGAGTCTGAACGCTCTAAGATTATATCCCCTGCTTTACAACAAGCAGTTGAGTCATCCGTAGCGGAACTAGAGGAAGCTACATTTGGTCGTGGTAAGTGGTTCGACATTGAGGATGACGTTTCTGACCAAGAGAAGCGTGATATAGCCCTTCTACGTGAAACCCTATACAAAGACTTCAAAAAGAATAAAGTCCGTAAGAGCGTAGCTGAGTGCCTTATAAACGCGGCTGTATTCGGCACAGGTATTGCTGAAGTAGTCCTAGAGGAAGAAAAAGAGTTTCAACCTGCTACACAGCCCGTAATGGGTGGTGAATTAACAGCAGTTGGTGTCAACATTGTAGATAAGACCTGTGTTAAGTTACGCCCTGTAATGCCACAGAACTTCCTTATTGACCCGCTAGCTACGTCTGTAGACGATGCCTTAGGCTGTGCAGTAGATGAATTTGTCTCTATGCACTCCGTAGAGCAACTACAGGAGCAGGGTGTCTACCGTAACATCTTTGTAGGCGAAGCCTCTTCTGACTTTGACATTGAACCAGACAAAGACTTAGCTGTATATGATGATGATAAGGTACGTTTAACTAAGTACTACGGTCTTGTACCTCGTCACCTCCTAGAGAAAGCACAAAAAGAAGAGGATGAAGGTGAAGTAGAGGAACTAGTCGCTAGTGAAGAGGATGATTCCTACTACGTAGAGGCTATCGTTGTTATTGCTAATGACGGTACTTTACTTAAAGCTGAGTCTAATCCATACATGATGGGTGATAGACCTATCGTTGCATTCCCGTGGGATGTCGTTCCTAGTCGTTTCTGGGGCAGAGGGGTATGTGAGAAAGGGTATAACTCTCAAAAGGCGTTAGACGCAGAACTACGCGCTAGAATCGATGCTCTTGCATTGACTATACACCCCATGCTTGCAATGGATGCTACACGTATGCCTAGAGGTGCTAGACCAGAGGTACGTGCAGGTAAAGTTATCTTGACAAATGGTTCACCTAGTGAAGTCATACAGCCGTTTAACTTTGGTAATGTTAGTCAAGTAACCTTCGGACAAGCCGCTGAGTTACAGAAGATGGTACAGACAGCCACAGGTGCTATTGATTCAGCGGGTATCTCTGGCTCTATTAATGGCGATGCTACTGCCGCAGGTATCTCTATGAGCCTCGGTGCTATCATTAAGCGTCATAAACGTACATTGATTAACTTCCAAGAGTCATTCCTGATTCCATTCGTAACTAAAGCCGCACACCGTTATATGCAGTTTAACCCTGAGAACTACCCTGTTGCGGACTACAAGTTCCACACTTCAAGTAGCTTAGGTATTATTGCCCGTGAGTATGAAGTTACACAGCTAGTACAGTTACTACAGACCATGCAACCAGACAGTCCTATGTACTCACAGTTGATTATGTCCATCGTAGACAACATGAACCTAGCTAACCGTGAAGAACTAGTTATGGCTTTACAACAAGCTAGTCAACCTAACCCAGAAGCACAGCAAGCACAACAAGCGGCTCAACAAGCACAGTTGGCATTCCAAGCGTCACAGACTGCGGCTCTACAAGGTCAAGCCACTGAGTCACAAGCTAGAGCGCAGAAACTTGCGGCAGAGGCTAGTGTTGTACCACAGGAACTTGAGATTGACCGTATTAAAGCAGTTACGGCTAATCTTAAAACAGGAGATGCTGATGACAAAGAGTTCCAGAAGCGTCTTAAAATATCAGAGCAGTTACTAAAAGAACGTGAAGTAGCTGTCAAAGAACAAGGAAAACCTAATGATAACACAGTACCAGTTCAACAAAGCACTGGAGGAAGTCAACCAAGCCTTCTCGAAAACTCTGAAGAGGTTGGAGGAATTGGAAGTCGCGGTCCAAGACCTTAAAAAAACTAAAGAGGTAAAGCCGAATGCCAGTAAAAAAAGACCCAAGACTAGCTAGAGCAGGAGTCTCTGGCTTTAACAAGCCAAAGCGCACACCTAGCCACCCTACTAAGTCTCACGTAGTTGTGGCTAAAGAAGGTGACAAAGTTAAGACTATACGCTACGGACAACAGGGAGTTTCAGGAGCAGGTAAGAATCCTAAGACTGCATCTGAGAAAGCAAGACGTAAATCTTTTAAAGCAAGACACGCCAAGAACATAGCCAAAGGTAAAATGTCTGCGGCTTACTGGGCAAATAAATCAAAATGGTAACGAGGAGATAACTATGCCATACGGTAAAGGTACATACGGTAGTAAAGTAGGAAGACCACCCAAGAAGAAAACTACAGCTAAACCTAAAAAGAAGCCAATGAAAAAAGGCAAGTAATTATGCCAGTTAAGAAGAAATCCACAGTAAACAAGGCGGGTAACTACACCAAGCCTACTATGCGTAAGAACTTGTTTAATAAGATTAAGGCAGGTACTAAGGGTGGTAAGGCAGGACAGTGGTCTGCTAGGAAGGCACAGATGCTCGCTAAGGAGTACAAAGCTAAAGGTGGAGGGTACAGGTAATGCCACTAAAGAAGTCACAGAAAAGCCTGAAGAAGTGGACTAAGGAAGAGTGGGGTACTAAGTCTGGCAAACCAAGCACACAGGGTAAGAAAGCTACAGGTGAACGCTATCTGCCCAAGAAGGCTCGTCAGGCTTTGACCAAGAAGGAATATGCCGCTACGACACGTAAGAAACGTGCTGACACCAAAGCAGGTAAACAAGTTAGTAAACAACCTAAGAAGATTGCTAAGAAAACAGCAAGACATAGAAAATAGTTCTTGACATTCTTAGTAAAATATGTTATAATATTCCTATAGTATACTTAAGTATATTATATAAATTAACAATTAAAGACTGTCCTTAAAGGAGAAACAGTAAATGAGTGATAGAGAACTAGAAAAGTATTATCGTTCCTTTGAAGAGATGTTCCGTTCAGATGGTTGGAAGAACTTAATGGAAGACATCAAAGGAAGTGCTGATAATGTCAATTCAGTCGAAGCCTGTAAAGACGACAAAGACCTTTACTTCCGTAAGGGACAACTTGTAGTCATGGCTAATATGCTGAACCTAGAAGCACAGATAGAAACAGCTAAAGAACAGCAA